TCAGTAGTAATGTGAAACCACTAGTACTGTCATTTAAACTAGTACCTTGTTAAAAGTATAACAGTTTCGCAAAGTGTTGTCAACGAACAAATGCCTGAAAGTAATAGGTGGTTGGAACTGTAAGATACTCGCGAATAATGGCGACACCACCTTGAGGTTGCCAGCCATCTGCTAGTAGCTCCATAACCATCTGATGGAACGCATCATGCGTTGCATTAACGACACGGTATTCGCGTATCAATCGTAATCCTTCTTTCCACCATGCTGTTCATTGTAGTCGTAACCAGCATGGTACTCGTTAATTTCCTCGGCACTCAAAAGACTCATCTCAATACGTGGACCACTGTCGCCACCTACCCCACCACGATGAGGATTGCGTTCACGGCCGTAATAACTATCAGCTGAACCACGATCAAATGCGTTGCCGTGTTCTTGATTATATACCTTGCCTTCAAAAGTAATCTTAGTCATTTTAATTCCTTAGATATAAAAGGGAGAATTGAAACCGCAAGCATCGTAAACACATTCGCGGACCGCTGTGTCAGTGGCTTCGCTAAAACGTTCGTCATCGCTTAGTGCCGAAAGCATGGCGTAAGCAATACCCCAGGACAGGCCCTGGCGTTTAACCAAAGCAACAATATCTTGGACTGCGGCGTTACCAGTATCGGTGAACATAGCATAATCAGACATGGTGTTTCCTTTATTAAAGAGTGTTAAGAGCAGGTTGCATGATTGCAATCAGTTCGCGTTCGCGAGCGTGAGCCGCTGTCTTGCCACGCACCACTTCCAGCAAGTAAGGAGTAAACCCTTCACGACCATATGTACGAAGTGCTTCGCACAAGTTCCAGTTCTTGCTTTCTGTGTTAGCACGGCTCAAGTGACGGTTGAAACGTCCACGAACAGATGACAATGCAGTACCATCAACTACCGTGATACCAATGTAGCTTTCGCCAGTAACTTCGCAAAACAATTCATAAATTGCATGGTTACGATCTGTACGGCGCTTGCGTTGTGTAGTTGGCTTTTTGCTGTTCATGTGTTTATTATACTGCTATTTGGACCAGAAGTCAACCGTTTTTAAGCATTTTGAGCCAGATTTTTGGGGTTTTTTGGGCTAAAAACCAGCTATTTTTTGTATACTTTTGTTGTATTTTAGCAACACTTAATAATGTGGCATTTTAGCCACAAAAACACCATTTTAAAGCCCGTTTTTAACTAAATAAACTTGGCAGATGACTTTGCCCACAACATAAGGAGTCCAAAATGGCCTCAAAATTAATGGTTATCAAACAAACACGCCCATCATTAGATGTGGATTTTTTCACCCCAACAGCAGAAGCAAAAGCCGCAATGCGAGCTGAACCTTTACCTATTATTGCTGGTGAACGTAATATCGCTGGTGGTTTGAAAAAGCTTCGTACATTATTATTCACAACTGCACAATCATTTGCTGATTGGCAAGCGTCTGAATCAGTACAAGCGAATATCGCCGCACGTGATGCTTATAACGCCGCAAACGGTATTACTACAGAAATTCACACTGTTGATATGCCTGGTTATAATCCATTCAAAGCACCTGTTTAATAACTAAACGGTAATTAAGAAACCCGGGAGTACCGGGTTTCTTTTTGGCTACGCTATCTAATCCAATTCGAATATATACAGGATGCCCTGCCAATTATTGATTATTAAACAAATCAGACCAAACACTAATGTTCCATTTTATGCGGCACCTGAATCAGTTAAAGACGCATTAAGAACATATGGCCCACCTGCGGTAGTTGGAGAGCGAAACTTTGCAAATGGATTAGTACGAATTAGAACGTTGCTATTTCCTACAGTAGGCGATTATCAAAATTGGGTTACTAATCCAGTGACATCAATGAACGTTAAAGATCGATTAGAATACAATAGTAAGAAAGGCATTACTGAAGAACATAAAGTTGTAGAAATGCCAGACTACGATATTTTAACTTTGCAAACTTAACGTCCGTAACCCTGTCGGTACGCTTCATTATCGCGTCGGCGTTGTTCTTCATAATAACGTTGTCGAGCACCACGCTCACAAGCAACTCTTTCACTATGCATTGGATAATGGTTGCAAGTTTCATTGACAATGATAACACGCTCTTGAGTAATTACAGGGGTTTCTCGAACTACTACAGTTCTAGGTTGGGCCATTGCATTACCAATAACCATACCAGCAGTTCCTGCTACAATAGCAGTTCCAGTTCGTGTGGCACAACCACTTAATGCTAATACTGCAACGATACCAATTAAAAGTTTAGTCTTCATTGTCATACTCCTCAGTTTCAAGATCAATTCGTAAATCACCGTAAATTGTCAGCAACTCTATATTGCTAACATTGTTCCAATTTGAATCAAGTTCCTCGCCTAGTAATTCTGCTAAACGATGACATTCACGGATTACCATGTCACGCATTATCGACGCATCCTAGAAATATCTACAGCCTGTTCATCACTAAAGACTGGAACAGCATTTGATTTGTGCATAGTAGCGATACCCTTGACCTTTGTACCAGTATATACCTTTGGAGGTGCGACTGTTGCAACACCAAGTCCGCTGTTCAAACTTGGAATACGTGGTTGTTCGGTTCCGCGATGCATTTGTTTTGGGGCAACATAAGGCTCTGCGGCAAGAGCACGTTTGCGCTTTTTATCTTCTGCTTCAACACCCCAACGCTTTTGAAGCTCTTTCCATTCAGCATCTAGCTCGCGAGCTTTTCTTGCTTGCTCTGCAGATGCAAACTTTTTCTTACCCTTACGCTTGCCAGTGGTACTAAGCCATGGACCTTCTAAATGCATACTCATTATTGAACCTTGAGTGTTACGTTGATAGCCATAGTATAGCACCTTTTTGGGCACTTGTCAAGCTCTAATAAAGTACTCATCTACTGGCCCATGTGGTCCAGTTTTTGTGTTTTCTCTTAGTAAGATCCAGGAATCTGGCTTGTAGTTGGACCTATAAACTTCAACTCTACCGCTTGTTTGTATAGTGGCCCAAGCTGGATCAAAGTCTAATGCCCCAACTACTGCCCCAATTGTAGTGTTGTTTGGTTGAGTTGATATATCAATTCTATCCCCAACAATGCATACGCTACAGTATTCACAAGAGTCTGTTTCTGGATTATCATCAATCCATCTAAACTGTTCAGTTGTCATTTATAGATATTAAAAGATAAACGCTTTAACAAACGGTCTGGCTCACCAGGTTGAAACGTTACAAGGTCACGACGATGAACGCTGTTCCAGTTATCATAGATCAGCATGTCACCATTGACCCATTTGTGCTTGTATAAGGTATTTGACTTTCTTTCGCATAGTCTAAAGATCTTTTCCATAAACTCGCGGAACTGGATAACTTCTTCACCACCTTTTGTAACATGGTGAATCCAAGTCCTATCTTTACCATAGCAGTTCATTCTGGGACTAACTCTACCCGAATATGGATTAGTTTTTAAGAATGGATACTCTGTAATACGTGTCCCTGGCTCATACATGTAATGTTGGAAAATCTTAACATCGCTATAATATGCACGTTCTTCTTCTGTGAATTGGTCGTATGCTTCTTCTAAGTTGAGCCACTCGGTTTGTCCGCTATCGTCATTGGCAGTGCGTACCATGTATAACGCACGAGCCGGAAAACTCTTTTCACCAATGTGTGCCATGTCAGAATGATAAAACATTTCAGTGTCTTTCCAAAGGTTATTTTTTGTTTTAAAATAACTGGTTGGAGTAGCCAAGTTTTCTTTGTTTAGTGTAACATCAAACTTGCCCGAACCTGCACGATAATCTTCAACAGTCCATAGGGTACCAAACTTGCTTGCGATATTATGAAACTGTTTGTCTGTTAAATCGGGCCCAAGGCCTTTAACGATAAGCAAGCCTCGATTGACAAGCCTATCGCGCCAAACAGCCGATGTTTCTTCCATAAGCTCGTCATATGATGTAGTGTATTCAGTACACCAATTTTCGTGAATGTTTTTAATGTTCATGCAAATATTTATGCACCCAAGAAAAAAGGGTGTAACCTAAGTTACACCCTTAACCTTACTTAAAAATTAAGCAGATTTGATTTGGCCGATTAGACCAGAAGTGAATACGCTGTCGTACTTAACATGCAAAGGAGCAGTAGCGGCTTTGAAAGCGGCCTTGTCTTCTGCGGAGAAGTGAACAACATTGATACCTTCGTTAACAGCACGAGCTTGTGTCAATGCGATGTCTTCGATAGACTCTTGACGCTCGATACGAGCGGCAGCTAAGGCAGCGTCAGCAAAAACTTGCTGAGTAGCTGTGTCTAAGCTGTTCCACAATGTCTTGTTGATGATCAATGATGTCAAGAACAAGCTGTGCTCAGAGTGAGCAATGCTTTGTGCGTGTTGAGCTTGTTGCATACCGTAGATACGTGGGTATGTAGATTCACCAGCGTCAACTGTCTTAGCAGCCAATGCACCGGCTAGGTCTTCAATAGCCATTTCAACTGGAACTGCACCGATAGCTTCGAATGTGTCCTTAGCAACTGGAGATGCTGGAACGCGAACACGCATACCACGTAGAGACTCTAAGTTCTCAACTGCTTCTGTTGCTGGGATGATACGGAAACCACCAGAGTATGTAAAGGCTAAACCTTTAACATTTGACTCTTCGGCTAGTTTAGCGAATAGTTGTTGACCAACTGCACCGTCTAACACACGCTCTGCGTGGTCGTGGCCTTCAAACAAGAAAGGCAAGTCTAGGACAAACATGTCCTGGCTCAATTGACCCAATGTAGTTGTGTACATTTGAGACATTTGAACAGCACCGCTTTCCAATAGGTCTAATAGACCAAAACGGTTATCAATTGCTACGCCACCGTTGTATTTGGCTGCGTATTCTTGAATACCAAGAATTTCGATTTCGAAAGCACCGTTAGTTTTTTCGCTGACTTCTTTTGAGAATTTTTCAGCGGCACGTAAGAATAGATCATACGGCTCGTGGGCAAGAACCCAAGTTAATTTTGTTGTCATGACAAAAATTTCCTTTTATTAGCATTCAGCTAAGTTGTGAGCATTCGGCTCATGTATATTTAGCTTACTTAACAGTTACCTGTCAAGATGCCAACATTATTTACCGAAAAATAAGGAAGTTTAGTGCCGCTTACTTTATACGGCGCACACTACGCGGTGCAGTTCAATTGCGCGGACGCCTAGTGAATCTAGCTTACGCTTCATCACTCAACCGTTTACGTCAAACGGCCCTAAGGTGGGTTCTTTAGTTCCAAATTACCATTTTGAAACGTTCTTTAATTATACCAAAGTATTTACACTTCCAATCGCTTTGTGCAAAGAAATCAAGTCCAAACCATTCATTTTTACGAGCAAGCAATACCTTAGCCGCATCTGCCCAATCTATGTTTAGTAGTATAGGTTCTACTTGACTCTTAACGTCTTGTATTTCATCGTAGTCGAAACTGTCCCATTCCCAGTGTAACAGTTCAAGTGCATTGCCTTCACGATCAGCATAGTCCATGGAAAAGTCTAGTCCCCACTTTGGACGCATTGCAATAATTTTGTGTAGTAGTGGAAGTTTTTGCGACCAGTATTGTAGTTGTTCAAGTGCTGGGCCAGCATAAGCCTTGCGTTCAAATAGCAAACTGTGATTTAATACAGCACCTTCTATGTAAGACTTATCTTGTACAAACCAAGGCTTCTTAAGTGCAACAATATGCTTTCGATGAGCGGCAAAGTCTGCACCGTTACTGCTGGCATAGTGTTGTTCGATGTGTGTTAAATCGTAGCCATTTTGATCAAATAAGTCAATGTCTTCGGTAGTTGGGATAAAGGTCAATTTAGCAATGGGGTTGTTCCAATACCCATTGGAGTCAAATTGATTTTCGCACAACTTTAACATCAGTGTTGGCTGTATGGATTTTTAGGTGTGTCGTATCCGTTATCTTCTGGATACACCGGATAGATATCAGGACTAGGAACAGGGTCCTGCAGTGGCTCTAAGTCTTCGTCATTCATGAGGCTTTTCCCCAGTTAGTGTTGGTCGGCTGAACCATAACTTAAACCAAGCGTCTGTGCCCGGCTGGACATTGTGATCTGCTTGATACTTGCCCAAGTTAGGCAACTGTGGGTTAGGCGCAGGAACAGGTTGTGCAACTGTAGTATAAACTCCTGCGGCTTTTAAATCAGCAGGATCAACATACGCATCAGGAACCCCAGGATTATTTCCCTTAGGGTTAAACATGCTAGCAGTTACACGGTACTGTTTCATAATGTATCTTCGTCGCCGCCCTCGGCGTAATCAACTAAATCTTCTACTAAACTGTACAATGATTTTGCCATGCGGTTTTCAGCATAACCATGTCCGCCTAACGCGGCTTTAATATGTGCTAGTGTGTAGTGTTCCATTGAACGATATTCACGTGGAAGTTTTGCACGGATTAACTGTTCAATTTCACCTAATGTAACATCTAAAGATCTTACAAGACTTTCTAGCTGTCCGGCAAGCTGTTGTGCTTCTTCGGAACTGATATCATCATTGATGTCTTCGGCAACAGGAGTACCTGCTACTGTAGAACTATTAGCAATACCGGCTAGTTGTTGAATACGGCTAACATCATATTGTTCTTCTACGTTAAGGCTTCCCATGCCTTCGTTTAATTGTTTGCTCATTTTGTTTTGCTCTCTTTGATTTGAACTTGGCCGTCTTGTGGTGCAGATGTAGGAAAGAATGCGTTTAATTGCTTACGCATTGTGTCCATTTTAACATCAACTGTTAAACTGGCGCTGTATCGTGGATCTGCCGCTTCTTTGGCATTTTTAGCAATATATCCCGACGCTTCAGTTAATTCTCTAATCTTCATGAAAAAGCCCTCACTATATTTAGCGAAGGCTTTGTTTAACGTTGTTTAAGTTTATGTATAAACCGCTTGCCCATGTAGTCCATAACTGCTAGATTACTGTCTGCGGCTTCTGTAAAGTAAGTGGTAATATCAGGATGATCTAGTTCAATGCTAGCAAGGGTTTCGCCTTGATCATTTACCATGTGTATGCCATACTTAGAGCACAAGTGACGTATAACCTTGTTGCTACTTAAACAAACCATATTGCCTTTTAGTCGGTTATGTGTTCGGCACCATTGTATTACACGCTTAAAAAGCTGGTTTCCTAATCCCTGACCTTGGCATTCTTTTAATACGCTAAATGCCAATTCCATTTCATCTTGCAGTGCAATGTGACCCACTGCTACAAAATCTAGATCTTCATTTTCGACGCAAAACAAAATATTCTTGTCTGCATCTGCTTCAAATTGATCGCATAACTGATCAATTATTTCATCTCGTATAGGGTAACCAAAACGCAGATACTTGCTTTCTGCATCCAATGATTTTAAGTGTTTGCGATACTTTGGATATTCGCTAACCAATACCCTACGAACAGCAGACATGTTATTTGATTATGTTTTTGGCTATTTCAAATTCGCCTGCTCGTGCTGCCGCAACGGCTGCTCGTGTACGACCAACTTCTAGTAAGAAATTGTAAATTGTGTTTAAAATTGATTTCATTTATATCCCCTTAGTCTCGAATACCCTTGTGAGAGTTGTCGTTGTCTATGCTCTAAATCAGCGGCATTTTGTGCGGCGTTTAGATATTGCTCATCCCACCAGTCCATTGAGGGCTGGTGGAACATGGAGGCAAAGAATTGTTTAATTCTGCCCCACATATATTACTTCTTGCTTGACTTTGCAGTGTATGCGTCAAAACCAGGAACTTTAAATGCTTCTAAGTTCTTGTAAGCTTCTGCGGCTTGTGTTTTGAAAGACTCTGCTAAACGTGTGTTAACGTCTACTACTGTCTTGGTGAATTCAGTTGAAGCTGTTGTTAGCTGTGCAACCAATTCCTTGGCCAATTTTTGGTTTGATTCGAAAGTTTTTGTGATTTCTGTGAACATGCTTATTTCTCCTTTAATGTTAAGCGAGTTGTTTGGTAGCCTCTAAGAGCACTACCACTAGTAGAAACACTATCAGTGTTTTCACTAGTATAACACTATATATGTTGCGGTGCAACATCAATGTAACCCGTTTTAACGGTTTTTAAGGAGATTAGTATCAGCTCACTAATTTTGCAAATTCAAAGCTGGCAAGGTTCTTGCACTTGGATTCACATTGAATGTCAAAGTCTTTGGCAAAGCCTGCGGCCCACGCATTTACTGCGCTATTCCAGTAGAAGTCTGAATGGGCACGTAGCTTTTGCTTTTTGTAGCCTTGCGCCAACAAACTGGCCATGTCAGGCAATACTGTAGTATCATGTCCTACTAGATAATCTTCGCGGCTGACGCTATAGTGCATAGCAGGCCGTACACCCCGCCAACTATCCACCACTCGTTTAACGCTGTCACTGTTTGGGTCAATGTATACCCCTTCACGTATCCAATTATGATGTACGTCAAGCACAATAGGAACAATATCAGCAATGGATAAACAATCATCTAGACCCCACGAGTTTTCTTCATTTTCAATAGTAATACAATTACGGGCTTCTACGCTAAGACGTTGATAAGCCTCCCTAATGCCTGCTGGCCCACGTTTTCCGGAGATATGTACATTAATCTTAAAGTCTTGGAACGACTTTCCGTATCCCATCCAGCGAGCCATATCCGCATGATATTCAAATTCCTCTATTGAGTTATTAACAATGCCAGGATTCTCAGAAGCAAGTACAGTGAACTGGCCAGGATGAAAAGAAAGGCGTACTTGTTTACTGCGAGCCACATCGCCGATTTGCGCGAATCCTCGTTCAAGTAGTCCAAGCACATCCGCTCGCTTATAAAAAGCAGACCAATCAGCATGGGTATAAGCAGGTAGAATATCACTGCCAAGACGGACCATACGGAGCTGTTCATTTTGTTCTCCTACCTTTTCTACAAGTTTCAAAGTTGCTTCAATGTTTTGAGCAGACAAGTCCCACAGTCGTTGTTCTGCAACATCACGTGACTGTCGCTTGAGCCAACTGATAGTAGTTGTGCCTGTATTGTATCCATCTACAGATTCAAAGATCTTTTTAGGATGCGGCGCAACGTACTTGCAACAAAAACCTACTCGACCAGTCATACATTACCCATTAAGTGATACATAAAAATTTCTTCTTTGGGAATGACATACACATTCCAACCTTCGCGCCTATAATTTTTATAAGCAGGAATTGATCCACCAGTGGCTCTAACAGCAATAAGAGACTTGCGACTGAGATCACCAGTTTTAATAGCAGGGACAATAGTTATCGTTGTTTCATTTAATTTTACTACCTTAAACGGAAAAGGTCTATTGTTTTGTACAGCCAACACATAGTCCCCTTGTACAATGGGCCTACACATCATGTCCTGGTGATGTTCATTTGGCTCAACGCTGACTACATTTTTAGGAGCAGTTTTCTTTTTTGGTTTTGGTTTTTGTATACTAAATGATCCAGAACCAAGAAAGTTGCCATGTGGTGCCCACTGATTAAATGGAACTGCTTTTGATTTGGTTGCCATTGTAAAATCCTATGTAGTTGATATACCAGTAGTATAACACTATTTTGTTAGTGTGTCAAGTCACCAATGCCGGATCACATTGGCACAAATAAACAAACAGGTGATTATGTGGATCACAACCCAAAATGTTTTTAGGATCAAAGCAATTCGAGCTTCTCGCCGAGTAAGGATAGGCACGGTGGGTCTATCCTCATCGGTTTGGCCCATTAAATGGCCAGTGGCTCTGGCCCAAATTTTTTCTATGCTATTCATAAATTATAGTGCCACGAAGCAGGGGAACGAAAATAGTCAAACAGCAAAAGTCAAATATCTAGAATCAAACATACGCTTTTTGCTTAGGTATATCATCAAACATCAAAGTATATTTTAATACCTAAGCAAAGCCAGTTGAGTTAGTTTTCAAGACTAATTCAGTATTGTTATTTCGCATAATGCGAAACGTATTTTCGTTTTGGTCCCCTGGACTAAGTGTGGCAGACTTAGTCTAGCCCGAGCTCAGTTAGCACAAGTGCTACCTGTTCAGGTACTTCAAACTCTGTTCGAACGTTGATGGAAACCATCTCGTCCTTGATCTTGCGTCGACGCTTGCGGATGCTTTCAAGCTCTTTCTTAGCTTCAGCAAGAGCCGCAGCCGGAACCACATTTACATCCACAGTGTATTGCACACCGTAAATGCTGGCTCGTTCATTGGCACTAGAGGCCTTGCGGCTTTCAATTTCAGCCTTAAGGGCTTCTAAGTCCTGGCGCACTGTAGCTTCACTGAACGACTTTACTCGTGCTTCGGCAGATGCTAACATGGCTTCTTCTGCCAAGTAGTCAGTGATACCAACTTCGGCGTTCTTCTTAGCCACGATGGCTCGCAAGAAGCGGTTTGCATGCATCAATCGCCCTGCATGTGCGTGGTTCTCACGAACCTTTTCCATTTGCTCATCAAGTCGAGCTTGGATGTCTGTTTCAAACAGACTTACTTTGAGAGTGGTGCTCTCAGTGCCCAGACGCTTGATTTCGTCTGTGATTGTTTGTTGGACCACACTGGCCTTGCGTAAATTGATTTTCATTTGTTTCCTTTGTTAAGTTGCTTTAGCGTATGTGACAATTATAGCAAACTTATTCGTCGTCGTCAATGATTTTTAGTGGTTTTGGCAAAGTAAAACGTCCAAAACTTTCTAGGACCAGCATGCCAGTAGGATCGTTGGCCCTAACAGTTCCTGCTAGTTCGATTATTTCCCCTGTTATAACGTGTCTAACTTCCCCAAAGAGCCAACGGGTAATACGTGCCGGGCGAATGAACCTGTTGTTTAGCTCTATTGTGTAAGCAGACTTACCGCCACTCAAGTCCCATACGTGGGCACCCATGCAGTAGTCCATGTACGTCATCAATGCCCCGCCGTGTGTGGTACCTTGTGTATTACGATGGTGTTGATTGTTTACCCATGCAAAATGGCTAACTGAATGGTCAGGACTAAACCTGTACCATGTTGCCATGGTTTTGGTTACAAAGTCCTGCCAGTGTGTGCCACGACGAGTGTAGCCTAGCAAGCGCAAGGATGCTGGCGTATATTTCATTATCCCTTTAGGATATTGCGAAAGTAATTGACAGCGGCTTCTTCGACTTGCTCGGGAGTTGCATCATCTGCAACGTCAAGATTCAAATCTGAATGGCTAGCTTCTAATTCCCATTGTAGTGCTTCTGTCCACGCATTAGAAATTTCGTAGCTGATGATGTCACCATCAGCCATTTCAATGTCGCGAACAAGTTGGAACATATAGCAAATGGTACCGTCTGGACCTAAGTGTTCGAATACTTCGTCAGACGCAACTAAGTCACCGATTTCTTCATCAACAATTTCAGTCATGTCTTCAAATTCATCGTCAGTTAATTCTCGCTCTACGCAAAAGCGAATAAAGTGTTTTGGTTCTTGCGTTTCCATTTTGTTTCCTTAGTTAAAGTCAAAGCCCATGTGTCGTAATGCATCACCAACTGCATCCTTGCTGTAACTTGGTGATAATCTTTCAACGACACGATTTTCAAATGTTGATCTATTCTTCTCGCCTTGCTTCATATGTATCTTATTGTATTCCGCCAATTCGCTAGTATCTTGCATTTTGGAATATGATCCGTGATGCAGTACCATTTTAGCAGGCAGTCTTGGCTTAACCAATGGAGCACGAGCAGACTCGCTGTATCCATGTATAGTACCAAAAACGGGAAAGGTGTGCTTGGGCAAGTTAAACTCAGTTTCGAAGAATGTTATAGGTAATTGTCGTATTGCTCCACAGTATGTACCTGCGATACCCATGGACTCTGCAGCCATATAAAAGGTCTGCGCGGCAATAGTTGCATCAATGATTGCTTTTAAGTGATACTCTGCTCGTGTAACTTGAGCACGATGACGATCACTTACATCTGACGCTTCTAGTATAGTTTCAACACGGGATAAGTCGGCTAACCAAATTAACACTACCGACGCAGTATTGATTGCAGTAAAGTTTGAGCTATCTGTTCCACCAATGATTGTTGTATTGCTTGGAGTTAATCCGGTGTCAGCAAATAGCTTAGACTTTTCTTCAGGAGTTGATAGTGCAATAACACTCCAAGTTTGGAGCATACCACTTGTTGGCGCACTTTGAGCTGCCGCTATTAACAGTTCCAATAGACCAGGTTCAAGCGGCGCACCTGTAAATCTTTGCGTTGAACCACGAGCAAGCAAACTGCTTATAAACGCATTTGGCAGAGGTAGTGGGTCTGGAATGTCAAGTCCATAACGTTGTTGGTAAGGTGTCATTGTCGTACTTACCAACAAACATTAACTGGTTATGCTACCACGACTTGGATTAGTAAAAGGTGTGTATAGATAATTGTTGGCGCCACCTTGTAAGCTATACAAGTTAGTCCAGCTTAACGTACCTTCGGCTAATTTGTTTTTATTACTTGAATCAGCAATAAACTTCTTAACTTCGCTTACAGTTGATTTTGGGCGTAGTTGTAACAAACATGCAACCAAACCTGCCACTTGCGGAGTAGCTTGACTTGTACCAGAGATTTTGTTTAGATAATATCCAGCTTTACGAGGATCGGCTACTGCATAAGTTTGATATGGCTTGTTAGCATACGCACCCATGATCATTGTGCCCGGTGCATACACATCAACACGCGGACCTGTTTCACTAAAGTACGCCTTGCGTTCAATTGGAGGATTTGTTAATACACTATCAGTTGCGCCAACTGTAATCATGCAAGGTGTAGCTGTTGGGCTTGATCCACGATGATAATAAGTTTGACCCCACCATCCAGACCAATAGTTGTTGTAGTCCTGCCCACCAGGTACATCAATTTTATGACGATAATTGCCTGCCGCTCCAACAAGTATAACACCTGCCGCTCCACAGTTTTCAACAGCAGTATCAACGTATGTTACTCGTGCGCCATGCACAGATGCTACTTGTCCATAAGCCGAACTATAATAGCTTGTTGGATATGTTTGGCCACGGTAGGTAGTTGAACTCATACCTGAATAGTTTGAGTAATAACCCCATGAGTTTGAACACACTGTTGGGCGTGTGTTACCTTCGGCTACTTTCTTTAAGTGAAATGCACGTACCAAGTCAAATGCAAGGTCTGAGCTAATAGCACTTAGATACTGCCCAGTGCGAATGCTACTACCAGCAAAAATTCTAATAGAGTAAATTGCCGCCCCTGGCGCCCAGCCGCATGTGTTACCAGCCGCAATGGATGCACAGTTTGAACCGTGTCCGTCACTGTCACCTAAGTAGCCGCCATACGATGCAGATGGATATACACCAGGAACTCCTAAGCTGGCCCAGTTGAAATCAACTACACGGCTACCACCAGTACCGTCAGCATTGACTGCGAATTCTGGATGGCCTGGCTCAATACCAGAATCAAGTAAAATAATATCTACACCACTACCATCTAAGTTGTAGTTGAAGTTGGTGTTGAGACTTGTTTCTGCGCCATATGGATCGTCCTTGTGTGTGCAACGCATCAGTCCCCAGTTTTTCATTGATGCGGTAGTTGAATACGGGTTGCGATCATAGTTGCCAGGACGTTGTCCATAGAAACGTTTTTCAATACCAGGTTGTTGATCAGCTTGCAATTCTACTGCAACAATACGCGAGTCTTGGCGTAGTTGTTCTGCTTCTTCGTTAGTTAAATCAAAGTGAGCTGAAAAGTCGTTAAATGGACGTTCGTTGATCACAGGCACTGCACGGTCGGGGATGAAGTTATCTCCTAAACCATTAACTGTTAGTTCTTCCCATAATGTGTCCCATACCAATGGATTGGCAACTGTTATAATGTATTCCATTTATTATTCCTTATAGTGCCGCAATGCGGGCTTTGAAGTCAGCGAAGTCAGTGGATGCTGCCACTATTGATTTTAGTTGTGTTTTAGTAATAACAAGATCACCATTAACTGAAACATTGCCAGCAGCCACTAAGTTTAGGTCATTGCCACTTGTAATGGTAACTGCACCCGTGCCAGTAAAGGCTACGTTTTGTACGTTTAATTGTGTGGCAGTTACAGAAGTAAATGTTGGATTGTCGCCAATAACAGGAGAAAATTCTTCTAATAATGGAGTTACAACATCGAGCACACGTTGAGCAGTAAAGTATAAGTTGCTACCTTCTGCTAAGTGATATGTGTTCTTAGTTGCAAATGCTTCATCGAATCTGTCTTGTGTCCAATATAAGTTGCTACCTTCACTAATGTGATACGTATTCACTGTAGCAAGCTGATTCCAAAATTCTAAACCAAAGTTGGCTGTTGGCAACTTCTCATTGATTAATGCAGTAATATTTGCACCAAAGTTTGAATCGTCATTTAATGCGGCTGCTAATTCTCTTAATGTGTCTAATGTACCTGGCGCAGAATCAACAACTGCATCTACGTATGATCGTGTTGCAAGATTTGTTAGCGTAGCAAGGCTTTCAATTAATGCCGCTCCATCAATTTTTACAGTTTCTTCATTTTGTACAATTACAAATTGATCCGTAGTGCCAAAGCTAGATGTTGATGCTAGCTCGGAAATTTTAACATATTCGTGTGCCATTATTCAGCTACCTTTGTTAGTGTTATGTAAATTGTAAAGTTTCCTGTGCCTGTACAATTTACGCTTAGTGTTGTTCCGTTGGATGTTATTGTAACATCGGCAACGATATCTTCTTGGAACACATCCTCGATGCGAGTAACTGTTGTTCCGTTAATGGTGCCGCGAAGTTGCTTGGCAACAATGCCACCTGCGCTCTTGGCTAATACTTTAGCATCATAAAATTCTACGCCAGAGATATCAATGCTATTGTTGCTTCTATCCGTTGCAATGCCCCCATCAGTACGACTTAGCACAAATTGGCGAACTTCGTTGCCAGTACCTTGACCTAATGCAAAGTCACTTGATGTAGTACCAGCGGTGTTGTTAAACGTTTTCATATGTAAGATACCTCTACTTTAACTGTTCCGCCAAGTTGTTGTCCTGTTGCTAAATCAACTACAACATCAGAACGCTCTGTTGTGATTAAACTGCTTTCTACTGAGTATGTACCAATTGAGTTTGCTCCGTGTGCGCTGTAGCTCCAGACTACATTGTTACCAACACGAATACTAAAGTCACCTGCGTTTGTAATATCATCAAGTACAGTTACTGACACGTTTAAGATACGACGGTCTTCGCTTACTGTACCAATAGTTGTGGTAGTGCCTGGCAAGTCAATTACTTGCTTGATTGTTCGCGCATCAACTGCAACGCTTCGTTCGCCACCAATCTTGATCCATTCAACGCCGTTGAATAAGAACAATGCCCATTCACCGTTGCCGTCATCTAATACGTGAGCCTGATCACCTACCAATGCATATAATGCTTCGCGGCTTTCTAAGTTAGGAACCACTGTAGTCGTACTTGAACGTAGACCCTGTTCAATGTTTAAGCCCAGTGCATAGCGACCAGTTTGACCGCTCATTACACCTACATCACTTAGGAACGAACCTTGGATGTCACGGATAGTAATTGGCCCGCCATCTTGTCGCTCTAGTCTCAGCGTATGTGTAGTGCCACTTGCCGCAGTCAGCAACGGCAAGCTAGATAAAGAACCCGGACCAGCAAAGTTGTTGCCATTGGCATCAACTGTTACGTTTGTAATAACAATATCTGTACCTGCGGTGTTTGTCAAGCGCAAGTTGCTACCATTGGCAACACTGGCAACAATGTCAGGAATGCCTGCTTGGTTAATGTCTATTACCATGTCATTGACATCTGCAATGCTTGGATCACCATATGCAACACTACCGCTTGTTGTAGTAGTAAATGTTACAAGTTTGCCGTTGATAGTTGCACTAAACGGACTGTAACCAGCAACAATACCATACGCACTACCAACACTAGCAACATTAGATTCAATGACAGTTGCCGCACCTACTTTGACGGCCGTAACACGATGTTGTGCAGTGCTGGCGTTGATAATACCAATGGCATCATCTAAGTTGTAAGTACCTGTGCCACTGGCCAGCGTCATTTGCACACGATTAAATTCAATTACATCACCGTCATTGCCTGTTGGGTCAATCCCTGTACCAGTGGTTGAACTTGGAATAGCGGCAGCTACTTTCATATAGATAGGACGACGACTTGCATCATTGGTTGTTAAGTCACCGGAGCCATCCATGCTCGGATAAATGTAATCACCTACTATACCTGGCAAGTTAGGAACAAAGTCAATAACGCCGTTAGCCGGACGTAGAATAAACTGATGTGGGCCCGGACCTGGGTGTACTACTGTACCAATAAACTTATTGACGTTATCAGCATCACTTAATACAAACTGTTCATCTTCGATACAAATAGCATCGCCTTGTTCAAAGCCATTGTCAGTCTTTTCTAACAAGTAGTTGATAAGCGGGTTCAAATACTGAAAGCGACTCATGACGTTGCTGGCAAAGTCAACTGCGGCTTCACCTGGAACCGGATCCAACATTGGATAGCCAAGTTCGTTAATTTGGAAAAAGATAACCTGCCCTGGAGTTGAAAATAAACCAAAGCCCGCGGCGTCGCGGAAGGTGTTGTAACGCAGTCTGTCTTCTACAATAGCAACTACTTCGTTGTTGGTCTTAGACTCAACACTCATAATTTGGCAAACTTTGCCATCTTGTGCGCCAGCAACAAAGTCACCTACTTCAATATCTTGTGCATCAAAGCGAAATGGTGTGCGAGTTAGATGTGAACCGTGTAGGCGCTCATTGACTGTGAATGTAACACGCCAACGATAGTATTGTGGGTTAGCACCACCGCTCCAATAAGGATCGTCTACGCCGTTCGCATGTGGCCATAAGTCAACACCAACAAAGGAGTCAGCAGTGCCTGACATTACCTTTGCTGGTTTGTTTAGACCGATAAAGTTAGTTTTCCATGCGTGAATTGTCATTGTATTCCTTAGATAGAGCTTAATAAGAATTGCAATACGCAGTGTGTTGTTTGACCAATACCTGCACTTGCACCAGTAACAGCTTTTGTTAAGCTGATAGTCATTGTGTTTGTAGTTGGATCAAACGCATTAAATGCGGCTGGAGCACCACTTGTACCACCTGCGGCAATAGTTCTTGTCGGGAAGTCACTTGCTAACGCACGAGTAACATACACGTTGTTAGCACGTTGATAACCATACACCTGAATACCAAGTGGCGTACATGTGCTGCCTGTAAATGTAAATGTTACGGTAGCAGTAGTAGATGTAGCAGTTGTAATAACTGCACTGATGCCACCGTTAAGAACACTTACACTTGTTAGGTTACCGTTTGCATCATATTCAACTTGTGCAGTGGCTTTGAAAACACCAGA